TAAATTGTTTTTCAGTTGCTTGGTTATTCAATTCCCATGTAGCAGTAAGATGGGCAAAATTTGCACCATCATTATCTGCTCTCTCTTGAACTGCTTGTGAACCATTACCATTATAATTACCTTGTAATGCCGTCCAATAATCGCTACCTGTATGTGCACTTCCACCAACCATAACTCTAAAATAAAGATTTGCAGTTGCGTCTGCTCCAATATTATAACCTTTTATAATATAAGAGGCATAAGTTGTATCATCAAAGTAACCATTAATCTGTTGTGCAGATGCAGTTGAGGTAAGTTTGTTATGAAATAATTTAACTAGATCGCCACCACCAGCTTCAGCAAATTCTAATTGACCTGTAGCAGTAGCACCACTCCCTGTTATACTTTTTACTTTTAAGAATTTACCAGCAGTAACATTATTGTCCATTAATTTTAATTTATAGCTTTGACCAGCCGAATGATCGGGACTGATAAGTTGAATAGCGTGGGAGTTGCTAGAGCAGTTTAAGGCTATGCTTCCAGAATCTGAACCACTACCTTTTACAGTTACACCAGCACTTGAGCCATCAGTAATAAAATCTGTTTTGCTTTTTGTAACTGCATCATCTTGAATCTTTGCAGTTTGAACTGCATCTGTTGCTAGTTTATCTGCATTGACGGCAGTATTCTGAATTTTAGCAGTTGAAACAGTATTGTCGCTTGGAGTTCCTATTGAAAGCACATCACCTAAAACTAAAATAAAATTTATGACATCACCTGTACTTAAAGCTGACGCAAACGTAATTGTAGAACCTGAAACTGTAAATGAATCTGTTGGTGCTTGGATTACTCCGTTAAGTGAAACGATAAACTGATTAACATTATCATAGTTTGTAAAATTAGAACTGCCACTTTGCATAGTGTAAGCCGATTGACCATTAACTACACTTATAGCATCTAGTTTTACAAAGTTTCCAAAAGCTGGTTGTTTTCCAATATATCTAGTCATAATTAATATTGTAACGAAACTCCTGTAATTCTTGCCTCTTTACTTCCAGCTGATTGATTTGCGAACTCTATTTTATATTTGAGTTGAGTACCAGCAGTAACTGATAAATCTGAAACTGAACAACATTTAACTCCACTTGAAAAATCAGGTAATGCAGTTAAAGTTGCAGTAGAATAATTGCTTCCATTGTCAGCACTTAATTTTAAAACTAAATCACTATTTAATGCGTTTGTTCCTGATTGGTCTTTATAAGTTATAACTGCTCCCATTTTGTTTGTAGATGAACCAGCAGTAATCGTTGCACCCTCAAATGAACCTGTTGCGTTTGAAACAGTTGCTACCCCTGTTGAATATTGAAAAGATGAAATTGTACAAGTGCTTGAACTACCACCACTTGAACCTAATGCTATGTGCATTTTTCCTGTAAGAGCATTAGAAGATGTACCCTTCAATGCTCCATTACTATACACTCTGAAAATTCCAAGAGAATCTCTTGTTATTAAAACTGTTGTGCCATTTGTTGATATTGAACTTGCTGTGTTATAAATTGTAACTTCTGTTCCATCAGAAGTTTTAACGTCAAAAGTTGATCCTGTTCCTGATATATTATTTCTAAATCTCATTGATTTATTTACAAATCTTCCACCTATTTGATAAGTTGATGAAGAATTATCAGGATTGCCTGATGCAAAAGTTGTGTCATCAGTAAATACTAACCAAGGCCCGTTATTTGCTCCACCTGTTGAAGTCATAACTCCTGAAACTTGAAAAGGTGTGCCTGATGCAAAATTTAATTCAGTTGTTGCACCTTTTGTTTGTATCATACCATCTTCGTCAGGTGAACCACTTTTAGAATATGAACCATCTCCAACAGTATGAGAACTTAAACTTCCAGTATTCCAATTATTAGCTACAAAATTTTGTAATGTTCCAAAACTTTCTGATATTACAGATGCTACAAATTGGTCACTTGCTCTTACAACATTTGTCAAACTTGTGATTCCTGATGAGTCTTCAAAAACATCAAAACTTGCAGAATTACTATTTTGTTTCGCTAAGTTTTGGTTTGCAAAAACTCTTAAACCTAATCTTGCTATATCTACTTTAACATCAGGGTCAGAACCTACTCCACTTGGTAATTCTGTAATGCTTGTTAATGCGTTGTTATTTAATTTAATTATAGCCATATTAATATTGTAAAGACACTCCTCTAATTCTAGCTTCTTTTGAATTTAAAGCCTGATTAGCAAATTCAATTTTGTATTTAAGTTGAGTTCCAGCAGTTACACTCAAATCATTTACTTTTGCCATTTTAATTCCTGTTGCAAAATCAGGTAAAGCTGTAAGTGTAGCTGTTGAATAGTTTGAACCATTATCTGCTGAAAGTTTTAAAATTATATCTGTGTTTAATGTATTAGTTCCTACTTGGTCTTGATAAGTAATTACTGCTCCCATAGATGAAGTTGATGATGCAGTTATAGTAGCACCCTCAAACGAGCCTGTTGCATTAGCCGTTGCTACTTCATTGAAACCAAAAACAGTGTTATCGCTGTTAGCGTATGTTCCTGAACATCTGTCAGAAGCATTTTCATCGTGTCCAAAAGTTAAACCAAATCTGCCTGAAGTTGGAACATTAGTAAATGTCGTTCCACCTCTTTGTGTAGTAGAAGTATGGTCTCCAAAACTTGTTCCTGTTTGAAATGAGATTATAATTTGAGAATTACCTTTATCATAATCAACTTCTACTCCATACCTTGCGTAGTTACCAGCATATCCTCTAGCATGAAAAATTGAACCGCTTGAACAACTTACAGTTTGTCTTGAGTTAGATGCGTTGTTGTAGTTGTCAGTTGCTCCTGACATTCCAATAGCTGAATAGTAAGATGACTCTAAAAAATTTGACATATTTGATGGAGTTAAATTTGGGTGTGGGTACGCTGTTGTTGTTGCGTTGTTAAATTGTGATGGATTTAAACCAGCAGAAGCTGAAGTATTTGTTGTTAAAAAAGCTGAGTAAATTCCGTAATTGTGAGTTAATAATGAACCACTGTTGTTTGTGTAATACAATCTGATTTTAAAATCATCTGATAAATCATATAACCTATCAGCATAACCACCGATATAAGAAGCACCGTTTGCAGCTAATTCATCATTTGTAATACTGTTAGTCCAACCCCCTGTGCTTATTGTCATTTGACTATTGTAAGTTCCCATAGGAACACCATAAGTTTTTGTGGTTGAGACAGTTGCCATGTATTCATCTGAACTTCTTGAAGCATTAGTTAGAGCCGTAATTCCTGAACTATCTTGGAATACATCAAACGAAGCCGAGTTTGTATTAGACGCATTAAGATTTTCTTGTGTATGAACTCTTAATCCTAAAGTTGATAAATCATTAATAATTTTATTATCATCAAAAGATGTTGCGTGTTGAGATACATTAGATGCTGCGATTCTTGCATCTGCGAATGTTCCTGATGTGATCTTACTTGTTGGAAGATCAGGAATGTCGTTTACTGCAAGTGGAACTGCTGATGGAACTCTACCTATATAAGCCATTACGATACCTGTGTTAATAATTGCAACGCAACTGTAAGATTACCTGAAGAATCATCTGATTGTGCTTGTATTTTATCAGAACTATTCAAAACGATTTTAGGTATTTCTAATGAAGAGCCACTTGGTAAAGGAACTGTGTTTAAAATCGTAAAAGCAGTTGTCGTTCCATTATCATATTTTTTAAGAGTAACATTGATTGATGTTCCCCCTGTATTACATAATGTTCCAGCAATCACTAAAGACTTTGAACTAGCAGTTACTATATCCGTTAAACTATTATTAGATATTGCTACTGTTGCGTCATCAAAATTATTTGCCATATTTTAACTCCCCAATGCGACCGCAAAAGGAATAGCATTTGGGTCGGCTTCTGTTATTGTTCCTGTTACGGACATATTACTTGTTATTGCATTTGATGAAATATTAACTTGTAATAATTCAACATTATCAGTTCCGTCATTCATCATAAGTTTTAGGACACCTGAAGAACTTGAATCAATCCATAAACTTCCTTGAGCCACAGAACCCGGAGCTGAAGTTCCTAAATGTTGTGAATTGATTGCCGCTAAAATATTATTCAATTCAGTTCTAAAACTTGCAAATCCTTGGTTATCTAATGTTACATCCGAAACTTGTGCCATATCTTTTTATACCTTCTTTTTATGTACTTGACAAGCCGTGTCCTATGGCTTGAAAATCAAAAACTCTACTAATACCCACATTACTACTATTAAAAAATTGAATTGTAAAACCATTTTTTGACTTACTTGTAAGCGAAAAATAATCGCCTGTTTGTAGTCCTTGTCCTGCTATACCGATTGAAGGTGTAGCAAAAAATCCATTTGTAAAAGTAATAGTTGTACCTGATGCTGAAGAAGTAATATCTTCACCTGATTCTGTTCTTTTTTCAAAATTAACAGTAAATTTTAAATCGTGTACTTTTGCTCTAACTTTATTATCATCACTCGTAATCTTGCATTTAAATTTAAAATATCTTCCTTTGATCGTACTTTGTTGGGCAATCTTTTGAAATGTGGTTACATCTCCAAGACTTGTTGTACTTGCTCCAACTTGTACTTCTGCTCCACATTGTATTTCCGAAGAACCATCAAAAGGTGCTTTTGCATCTTCAAATAATGTAGCTCCACGACCTTCATCAAATAGATCATATTCATCTTCCGAACTCATTCCAATAATACCACCTAAAGTAACATCATAAATAGCATCAAAAGTAAGTGTATTAGCAAATGTATAAAAACCTGAGCTTTGAATATTACCTTCAAAATTAGTAGGATTAGATGTTGAATCTGTACCGCCTAAATCAAATCGTCCTTCTGCACTTTCAAAATTTCCAACAGTTGAATCAAATCTAGTTATTGTATCTAGAATTAATACTTTTCTATTAGCATTATCAGTTGATATTGCTACATTTGAATCTCTTGTTCCTAAAAAATCTGCCATTATTCACTTATTGTTTGAGTTCTTACAAAGTTTGCTTGACCACTAATATTAGTTGATACAAACGAAGCATTTGCACTTGTATTACCTAATTTATCTACTGCCTTAACACAGAAAGTTCCTGTTTGAAAGTTCACAACTAAACTATTTGATTTTCTTCTAACTACTTTCGCTAAAGGTGTGCTTTCATTCCAAGTAGCTCCACTCGTAACATTCTGGAATCTTATTTCATACCAGGATATATCAAGATCTAGAACAGGAGTCCAAGATAATTCCATTTGATTAGATCCTACTAATGATACTGATAGATCTGTTACATCGCTTGGAATTTCAGTAGCACCTATAATTTTTCTACTTGCTGAAGTATATGTACTTGATACTCCAAAACTATTGATAGCTTTAACACGAACATTATAAGTTATATCATCTACGACATTTATAAATTCGTGATTTAATTGTGTTCCGCTTGATATAATCTTAAAATCTGATTCTGTCGCTTTTTTAGCTTCCACTTGATAATATTGAACAAATTGATCTGTTGATGCTCCAATTAATATATTTAATCTAGTTAAGACAACTCCATCAGCATATTCTATTAATTCATCTGAAAGAGTTACAGAAGCTGGTGGTTGTATTGTAAAAGGATCAGGAAGAGTTGTAGCTGGTGTTGAAGCTACTTGTCCTTTTGTAGCAAATGTATAAAAACTATCTTGATGTTCTACTAATGATAAAGTGATTGTGTAATCTGCATTGAAAACCATTTCTATTACTCTAAATGCTTTAGCATTAAATCCTAATGAAGATAATGTTATATTTACAATATCTCCAATATGTAGTTTGTAAGCATTGAATCCAGCAGTGATATTTAATCCTAAACTTTCTCTAGATCTTCTTAATATAATTTCAGCCATTTCTTCTGCTTGATAAGGACTTGTAATAGTTGCAAAATCAAATCTTCCCTCTAACAGAAAACCACCATCAGCAGTTTTCATAGTTGCGTGTTGATCTGCACTTGGCAAACTAGAATCATCAGTTGGCGGAAAAGTAATTTGATCTGCTTGAAAATTACGATCAGGATTTATGAATGTTGCTATCACTCTATTAAATTTAGAATTTTTTGTAGGTGATGCTAAAGTAAATCCATTTAATATATCGTCCTCTGTTAATGATACTGAAGCTGATCCAGTTGTTTCTATGACTAATCTATATTTACCTTGAACATAAGGAAGATAACCTCTGCATCCTCTTAATAGTTCTCTTACATTATCAATCACTTTTTTAGATGTATCTAGAACTGCATTTGTATCAAATATGTTTATATTACTTCCACTACTAAAAGGTGTTACTTGTGTTATGCATATTTGTGATGCATCCCTGAATGATTGTAAATCAATATTAGATGTTGCAATTCCTTTTCCATATCTTTCATTTCTTAAATAATCTAATAAGCAAAAAGCTGGGTTTGTTGAAAATGTTGGAGAAGATTCATTTAGACTTGAATCTAAAGTTACTACTTTTCTTCCTTTTATTTTAGCAGTTACATTTGGAATCCCACCAAACACATCCGAGTTCCATTTAAACTTTAATGCAAGATAACATATTCCGGATAATTTATGATTAGTTCCCCAAGATGATAATGTTGATAATAAAGCAGATGCAGATTGACCATCAGTTCCAAAATGTGGCTCTATTGTTATATAACTTGCTCCATCTTTATAAAAATTAGAATCTGAACTTGCAACAGATCTTTGAACATTATCAGATAGAGCTCCATCAAAAGTTACTACTTTTTCATCAACTCTTATTTCTTCAATAGAATTTATTTCTCCTTCCGATAATACAAGAGCTACATATAAAAATTCATTATCCGTTCCTGATGTTTGAATGAATACTCTCGTTCCACCTATTAATCGTTCTCCATAAACAACAGGAATTGAAGCATTATTAGATTGTTTATTAACTAATATACCTTTTTCTGTTGAATCAAAATCTGTTGTTCCATAATCAGGTGTGTCAGGTTTAGATGATCTTGTAAATAACCAACCTACTGCAAATACACCTAAAGCTACCCATGGATTTGTTAAGAAATTAAATATTCTTAATGGTCCCTGAAACTTTTTCGTTAAATCTTTTGCTTTATCTACTATACCACCCATTAGTGATGAAACTCCCTTTTATATTTTTTTGATATTCTATATATATTATCTTCTTTATCTAGTCTTAACCAATGAATCGCTTCATTCGTTTTTAATAATTTTTTAAAATAGTTATATACTCATGACATGACCTCATTACTCTTTCTAAGAATCACAATATCATATAACCAAAGATTTACACCACTTTTCCATTCGTTCTTATAAATTTTAGAACTTGTTACATAAGCTTTCTCCACATCTTTATTAAGATATGCCCAATTAACAAAACCAAATAT